GAAATGCTGTCTATCTATACACTAACGGTTTACTTCTGTTACAGAATGAATCTTGGATTAGAAGAGCATTAGATGATTCTCAGATATATTTGAGAGTCAGTGTACATCTACCAGAGGTGGTAGATATAATAAAGAAGTTCAATCATCCCAAGGTGCTGGTCACCGAACATCATACTGGTAAGGATAGATGGTTTGATTCAATAAAAAAACGAGACGGTAAAGTATATCCCTACAATCATAATAATATTAGTAAAAGTTATAAAGTTTGCTCTTGTCCCAACACTCAGTTATATAATGGTAGACTGTGGAAGTGTCCTAACACTGCATTTATGAGGGAGTTACTGTCTATCACAGGGCAGAGTGATGCTGATGAGTGGCAAGATTATATTGTAGATGGAGTACCTGTTGATTGTAGTGATGATGAATTGACAAAGTTCTGTACTAATAGTAGAATACCAGAGAACGTATGCAATATGTGTACTGCTAAACCATTACACTTTAGTGCTGCTATTCAGGACTCAATAAATAAATCACTTGCAACAACCCATGCCAACATACCCACTAAAGAATTTAAAGACAGGTGAAACTAAAGAACTGTCTATGACAATGAAAGAGTATGACGAGTGGAGAAAAGATAATCCTGACTGGGATAAAGATTGGTCTAAAGGAGCAGGAGGAGTAGTCAGTGGTACAGGAGATGTTTACTCTAGAACTGATGGAGGATGGAACGAAGTGTTATCAAAAGTAGCACAAGTACCAGGATCTACTGTAAAACCTCAGAAAACTACTCACTTCTAATGCCAGCAAGAAAAAAGAAAATGTCTACCAGTGTGGGTGCTGGTATGTCCACTAAGCAGATGAAAAGAAAGAAACCATACAATGTTGATATGATGGTAGCAGTGGAACCTATCACTGCTAACCAAAAGATTGCCTTTGAATCATATCAGGAGGGTAAGAATCTATTTTTATATGGTGCTGCTGGTACTGGAAAGACATTTATTACACTGTATAATGCACTCAAAGAGGTTTTAGATCCTGTTACACCATACCAAAAGGTAGTAATAGTAAGATCTTTAGTGTCTACAAGGGAGATTGGTTTCTTACCTGGTGATCATGAGGACAAGTCATTCTTATATCAGATACCATATAAAAATATGGTCAAGTATATGTTTGAGTTGCCTACTGATCAAGAGTTTGAAATGTTATGGGGTAATCTCAAGGCACAGGAAAGTGTAACCTTCTGGTCTACATCTTTCATCCGTGGTACTACATTAGATGACTCAATTGTTATCGTAGATGAATCACAGAACTTGAATTTTCATGAGTTAGATAGTATAATAACAAGGTGTGGTGAAAATTGTAAGATCATGTTCTGTGGTGACGCAGCACAAACTGATCTAATCAAGACCAATGAGAAGAATGGTATTCTAGATTTTCAGAAGATCATTACTCGTATGCCTGAGTTTGATTTAGTTGAGTTCAACATCAATGACATCGTAAGGTCAGGTCTTGTCAAGAGTTACCTCGTAAGTAAAATTGAATTAGGTATGTAATGTTTACTCATGTAGAATGTGATCTTCCTGCTCTGAGCAGGAAGACTATTGAGGGAGTAAGATATTATACTGTAGAGGGTAGACCAATGGTGTCTATCACATCAGTTACTTCTCATTTCAACAAAGAGATCTTTGTCAATTGGAGAAAGAGAGTTGGTAATGAAGAGGCAGATAGAGTTACTAAAAGATCTACTACTCGTGGTACTAAAGTACATACTCTGATAGAGAATCATCTGTTGAACAAGGATGTAGATCCTGATACACCTGGTTCTAAGATGTTATTTCTACAGGCGAAACAATCTTTAGAAAAGATAAATAATATATACGCTCTTGAAAAGAGTCTTTATTCTACCGAGTTAGGTGTTGCAGGTACGGTAGATTGTATTGCAGAATACGATGGTGAGTTGTCAATAATAGATTTCAAAACAGCAGCTAAACCTAAACCAAGAGACTGGATTGAGAACTACTTTGTACAGGCAGCAGCGTATGCATGTATGTTTTACGAGAGGACTGGTATTCCTGTCAAGAAACTTGTCATACTTATGACATGTGAGAACGGAGAAGTGACAGTTTACCAAGAGTATGATAAAATGAAGTATATGAAACTACTTGTAGAGTACATCAACAAATTTGTAGAGGACAAACTTAATGGCAACTAAAGCAGAGATGAGATCAGTACTGAAGAACAAGTTCTTATGTCAGGACAAGTTCTCCAATGATATTGAGAACCTAGTCAAAGATAATTCTGGTATGAATTACATTGAAGCAATTTGTCATTACTGTGAGCAGAATAGTATAGAGATTGAATCTGTAAGTAAACTTATCAGCAAACCAATGAAAGAGAAGTTGAAAGGTAATGCAAGTGAACTAAATTATTTAAAGAAAACATCTCGAGCTAAGTTTGTAGCATTATGACATGAATCTGTGGAAGGAACGTAAATTAGCAAAGGCATGTTTACGGGATTATAATATAGATTCATTGTCAAATAAGGTAGAGTATATAAGAGAACTAAAAGGATTTTGGACAGATAACTTTCAACATGTGTCTGATGAAGAGATAAAACGATTAGAAAAGAGAAGACCTACTACTAGACTGCTAAGTATACACACTATCAATGGGTGTAACTTAGCATGTCGTGCGTGTAATCATAACAGTAGTCTTCTAAGTGCTAGTAGTAAGATAGATATAGATCAACTGCTTCTTGATATAGAGGAGGTGTTGCCTAAGATATATGTTTGGAGTCATATTAGTATCATAGGAGGTGAACCACTACTAGAACCTCGTACCAGAGAGGTGACAGCAAGGGTGAGAGAGTTATCAAGACGTACTGGACAACCTTGTGTGGTAAAGTTGTTTAGTAATGGTTCAAGGTTGTTACAGGAGAAGGAGTGGATCGTTGACGAGATGTTGAAGGGAGTTGTCTTTCGATTGACATTCCATTTCCCATGGTATACAATGAAGGGAGTCAAAAATTGGCAGAATGCTTATGAGTTTGTAAAGTATGCTGAGTCTAGAGGTGTTGATATAAATGGTAACACCTTTGAATTGAGTGAAGCATTTCGTATGGACAATGGTCAACCAAGAGTATGGTTTGATCTAGTCAAGTATGATTACAGTGATGGTATCAAATACTATCCTTATGAAGATCATAACATCACAGAAAGTTTCAAGCATTGTAGTTGTCCCAACTCACAACTATACAATGGACATCTCTGGAAGTGTCCTATGATCTCTTACCTTAGAGAATCACTAGCAGTTACAGGTCAGTTAGATGATCCTAAGTGGCAAAAGTATTTGGCATACAAACCAACTAGCATTAGTGCATCTGAAGATGAGTTGAGAGCATCATTCCAAGAGGTCTTAGAACCTCGTGACATTTGTGACATGTGTTCTGCTAATCCTAAATGGTTTACTGCAGCACAACAATTAGATTCTACGAAAAAGAAACACGTTGAGATGATCAACCCTCCACATTATGACACCGTTTGACACTTACACAAAGTATCTTGCATTCAAAAACCATTTTACTAAGGAGAAGTATGACTACCATAGGTATGGTGGTAGATCAAGAGCTAAGATAGATTCATTTTATAAGAGAAAGGATAGGTACTTCTTTGAGAAGACATCTAGGAAGTATAAAGATGATGAGATATGTGATTTCTTTCTTGCTAACTTTGTAGACACTGATAATCCTCAAGGTGTATGGATAGGTAACATGATAAAAACAGGGGAGGTAGTATACAGGGAGTGGATGAAAAGACAGCAGAGTTTATTCTATAACTTCAAGCAAAGTTCAGAGGATATGATGGATGAGTATGATTATGAGGAGTTCTTTGATGCATCTAAAGGTCACCCACCTATACTCAAGGAGCATCTTGCAGGTAATATATGTGTAGAAGAGATGTGTATCTATGAGAAACTATTCTCTTACTGTAAAGACTATGATAAGCAGTTAGATGATCCAGTGTGGAGAGTAGTTGGTCTAAAGATAAGGAAGTACTTACCCTTTCTAAATATTGATAAAGATAAGTATCGTAATCACTTACTGAAGAGGGTAAAGGAAAGGTATGGGTAAGTTCTTCGAGTCAGAAACAGTTCGCAGTGAGATGGAGGACATCACTGATCTTCAGAAGGAATTGTATAAAGTTATTGCACAGTTCCCACAGATGAGTGATGAAGCTAAGTGGCATCACATTGAGACTGTAAAGGAATTGTTAGAGAAACAACAAGTGATGTGGACTAGGTTGTCCTTGTCTGATGACTCACAAGCAAAGCAAATGAAAAAGAACCTAGAAAATGGGTCAAAAGAATTGGGATTTGGTGACGCAGATCTTGGTACAATATTCAAGAACATGAGGACTACATTGGATGCGATGCAACAAAGTCTCCGTCGCTAAGTGGACTAGTGCTACTATAATACCTATTGCTATGGTCTTTCATGTCATGGGATGGACTCCGTGGAATAGTATCTTACAGATGTTTGGTGCTGCAGGATGGGTGTACGTTGGTACTAAGACAGGTGAACGTGCTTTAGTATTGAATTTTCTCCCACAATTTTTTATAATAATACCAGGTCTTATTATTCTTTGGTATACACGATGAAGATAACACATAAGTATGATCCTTGGCACTATCTTGAGGTAGAAGATTTTCTACCTCAAGATGAGTTTGAGAATATAAAACGTCTTGCAATGATAGAGTATGAGGAGTTCAAAAGGATAGGGGGGAACGCAGTATACACTGAGCATAAGGATTATGTATCGAGAAATAAGTACACCAGATATTTGAGCGAGGATATAGTTCCTGCTACAAATCAATTCTTTGAAATGTTACCCGAACATAGAGGATATGAAGGTGAACTTAAAAAATTGGTGCATTGGGCGGTTTGTCCTGAGAATTTTTCTTATCCTATTCACATAGACAATATGTCAAGAGTAAACACATGCACTTATTACATCTGGCCTGATGAGGAGGTAGGTACTATATTATGTAAGAATCCTAGCAAGAATGATGATGGTGATCATATAGAGGGAGATAAAAAAAGTGAGTATGAAGTAGAGGTTGAATGGAAACCTAACAAGTTGTTTGTTCATAATAGTATTCCAAATAAAACTTGGCATAGATATAGAAGTAATAATCATAGGATAATTTTATCAATATTTTTAGTGCAACCTAATCTCATTCCAATGAACAGAAATCTACATAAATATCTGTTGGATATATGAAAATATTATGAAAATATATTTTGATGGTTGTGCTAAAACATATGGGGCTGCAGTACAACATAACATAAAACAGAGGTATAGTACCTTGTTATGTGACAAATTAGGTGCTGAAGAATATAATATTGCTATAGCTGGTAACAGTAATAGGAGGATAGTTAAAAACCTTATTGAGAATGACTTGTCAAAGTATGATTTGTTTGTGATACAAATGACGAAGAGGTATAGATCTCCAAAGGAACTCATATCCCTTTGCTACTTAGAGCACTATAATCTGAAGAATCTGTATAAATCTAGAGGGTTTCAGAATAGACACCTTCTATCTGAAGAAGAAAAACAACAGTGGGAGAATTACTATAATAAAATTTACAAAGATAAGATGGGTATTATAGACGAGAAAATTTCTTTTCATGCTATAAAATCACTTCTTAAAAATAAGAAACATGTCATTATATTCATGGGTAATCATGAGTGTGATGTGCCTGTGGATTTTGCCTATAGAAAAGGAAAAGATTATGGAGATGATTTCGATGAGAATACACATAGGAAAATTTACAATGATATTATGACACATGAAAATATACTTTGATGGTTGTGCTAAAACATCTGGGGTAGGAGTAATGTCTAATCATCCAGATAAAAGATTCAGCACTTTATTGTGTAATAAATTAGGTGCTGAAGAATATAATATTGCTCAAGCTGGTAGCAGTAATAGGAGGATAGTTAGAAACCTTATTGATCATGACTTATCAAATTATGATTTGTTTGTGATACAAATGTCAAAGAGGGATAGATTAGAGTGGTTTTGTAAGAAAAAAAATGAGTGGAGGAAAGTAAATGGTGCAGTACTAAACGCAAAATCATCGAAGCATATAGAAGAAAAACAACATTGGGAGAATTATTATGATAAAATTTACACAGATGAGATGGGTGTGATTGATGAAAAAATTTGTTTTTATGCTATCAAATCACTACTCCAAAATGAAAAACATATTATTATGTCTATAGGTAATCATGATTATGATTTGCCTCTCGATTTTGTGTACAGAAGGGGAGTAGATTACAAAGAAGGTGAGTTTGGTATTGATGATCACAAAGAGATTGAAAACCTTGTTATATCAAGGGTTGACAATAGATAAATAGTAGGGTATAATATACACAAATCCACCTAATACGACGAATATGTCATTCGCAAATCTAAAGAAAGCATCTCGCATGGGAAGTCTTACTTCCAAACTGACCACCGAGATAGAGAAAATGAATAAGGGAAGCACTGGCGGTGCTGACGAGAGATTATGGAAATTGGAAGTAGACAAAGCAGGTAACGGTTATGCCGTTATTCGTTTCCTACCTGCACCTAACGGTGAGGAGTTACCTTGGGCAAAAGTATGGTCACATGCATTCCAAGGACCAGGTGGTTGGTACATTGAGAACAGTCTTACTACTCTTGGTGGTAAAGATCCTGTCTCTGAGTACAACAGACTACTTTGGAACAGTGGGAACGATGCTGACAAGGATTTAGCACGTAAGCAAAAGCGTAAGCTTAGTTACATCAGCAACATCTATGTTGTAAAAGATCCAACCAACCCACAAAATGAAGGTAAGGTATTCTTATACAAGTTCGGTAAAAAGATCTTTGATAAGATTACTGCAGCAATGCAACCTGAGTTTGAGGATGAGGAAGCAATCGATCCATTCGATTTCTGGCAAGGTGCAAACTTCAAATTAAAAGCAAAAAATGTGGCGGGATATCGCAATTACGATAGCAGTGAATTTGCTGCTACTGGTGCTCTTCTGGAAGATGATGATGCCTTAGAAGCATTATGGAAAAAGCAGTACTCACTTGCTGAGTTTACTGCTGCTGATCAGTTCAAATCATATGATGATTTGCAGAAGCGTTTAGACCAAGTACTAAATGCATCTAGACCAAAGGTTGCACCTGAGGTTGCTGATGAAGAGGTAGAGATCAAAACTGCTCAACCTGAATTAGTAACTGCGTCACCTATTGTAAATTCTCCAAAGGATGATGACGATGCACTGTCATACTTTCAGCGTTTAGCAGAAGAGTAATATACAGGCAAAATCGATTTTTAGTTCCAAAATACCCCGAAAAAAACTTCGGGGTATTTTTTTGTCTATAGGTTTTTTATACTCTAATGTTATCTCCTGTTTTTAACTTTTTATTGATATATTGTGAACTGTTTGAATATGACATAATATCTCTTAGATCACTAATAACTACATCTATGTAATTTGAACGTAAAGCAAAAATATTTCTTTTTGCGTCATTTTTACTTATTTCATAATCGTAGAAAGATATGGAAGTTAGTACATCTGATCCTGAAATAGAGTAATTTGTACCATTTTGTGAGTACTCAAATGTGAAATCAGAATTAACCTCTAATCCTTCCTCTAAGAGCAATACTCCATAATTATCTTTAATTGCTTTTGTCTTATAATGGTGAATTGATGTTAGTTGCTCGGAACTGTACTTATTATTCAAAAACCTTTGAAAATCATATTGACTCATAGGCCATTCATCTCTTACATTTATAATATTGTTTGATAATAATATAATCCAATCTAATTCAGGATCATCATAAAGTTCTTCTGCAACGTTATCTGGTCTATCATCACCTATTATGTCATATTTTTCAAAAGCAATTGCATTTTCAAAAAAATCATCTCTAATTTTACCTCTTTTGAAGAGATTTTTTGTCGCATAAACATCTCCACTAGAATTTCGATTCTGAGAAAATGATGGTAAAATTAAGCTTGGATGGTGGTCGAAGTATGCCATTTTAGAATCCTATGTCGTCTTCTGCAATATCGTTTTCACCTTGTATATTCAGACCCAAATCTTGTAAACTAGGGTCGGTACTTCCATCATCATAATCACCAGAGAATATTGGTGTTAGTTCTGTAAATGTCATGGACATGTTACTTCTAACTGGCATTGATATTGCACTATCGTCAGAGTATGCTTGATATACATTTTCTGGAGTAAAGTCAATTTCAACAGCAGTTAATGCACATATTTTAAAGATATTTAGACCCTTGATTCTCCTACCATTGTTTTTGTAGCATAATCTATAAACATTTGGTGAACCAAGGTATAATTTTTCACCACCTTTACCAGCAGCGTTGTTTGGTAGCATTCCTTGTTTGAAGAATCTTTGTACTTTTCTTGCTGCTATTGCATCATTTTCATCATCAGGTGCAAATTGAAATACAAATGTAAATGTTCTAAGTTTAGGTGCTGAGAATAATAACTCTAAATTAGGGTTGATTGCCATACCAGTTGATCTTGCAATCATCTGACTAGGATCAACATTTATTCCTATTTGATTTAAAGCTGCTTTTGAAAGAACTGATGATATTAATTGTCCAGATTGTCCCTTTCCTATTTCTGGTAGGTTATCCCAAGTTTCCTTGAGTCCATCTACCCCAGCTTTCATAGCACCTGCTATATTTTGGTTTCCACCAAGAACTCCTGTAATTTGATCTTGAACTGCCATAAAAGCACCTGCTTCTAAAGCATTTACTCTACCTTCACCCCAATCAACTCCAGTACTAGCAGCTATTTTATTTGGTATTGGTAGTCTTACCGATCCAAGAAATTTCTTAACATTTCCACCTTTATCAAGACCTTTAGTAGCAGCATCTGACCAACTTTGGTTCCCACTAGTTGTCACCACTCCTGGTACCATATTTCCTGTTGGTGATCCTGTCTTTTCCATTACTTTAGGTCCACCCATAGCATCCACAAAGAGACGATCTCCTGCCCAACCAAGAAAATCAAAACCATGTTTTTCTGGAACCATAGCGTCACTTCTGGTGCTTAGATTACCTGCTTGTGGAGCTTTATATTCAAATGCTTCGATATAAATGTAATCTTGACTTTTATCCATATCCCATGGATATACGAGATTCTCAGATCCTTTTGCTTTACCGTGTTGAAAATGTTTTGCTGGTGTGAAGTTTCTTGCAGCATCTACATCTGGTATTGCTGCACCGTTCAATTGGTTTTTGAGAGGATCAGGGAATGCTCCTGATAACAATTGTTTATCCTCATCGGTTAGATCTCCTTCTACTACATCTGACATGCCAGATTCAAGTAATGCATTATCATGAACATTTTTATTTAAAACTGTTTGTGTTTCTGCTATTTCACCAATTTCATTCATTTTACTGATATAAGCAGCACTTCTAGTATCATTGATATCTGTTTGTATTGATTTTCCTACTAAACTATCGGGAGATAATGGTGCAATCTGACCATCAGGCATGACTATAGATGTTTTTATAGGTCTACCATAGTTACCGTTTTGTGTGTCAATATCTATTGTTTCTGTTACTACTACAGGTGCATTATCTACAACTACTGTATACTCAAATGAAGTTGTTAGTTGATTATTTTCTAATATAGAAAGAGGTTCAACTGTAGATTGTGAGTTTGTTGGAGTTCTATAAATCGCAGTCATTACCACACCCTCGTTTTACTAATAGACAACTCAACACTTCCGAGATCTCTAATGAACTCTTCTATAGGTAAATTAAAGGCAGTTTCCCATTCTTCCATTGCTATATCCAAGAATAACGTATCTACATAGGATTTTAGGTATTTATGGTATCCTTTAGGAAGTTCTGCTGGATTTGCCTCATCTATCCATTCCATTATCATTTCTCGTTCATCTGGTGCATAATAATGTAAGTTGACCCCCCAGAAAACATTAGCTTGACTTGCTACAATATAACATAAAGGGTTTCTGTCATAATATCTCAATTTTTCTGCAGTTTTTGCACCATACTGAAACAGCATTAGATGACCAGGTACAGGTGTGCCTGTTGTCTTTGATTTTGGAAAGGTGTTTCTAAACTCCAAGTTCTTTCTCCGTTAGTATTTGGAATTTCCATCTTCTGTCTTTACAGAAGTCTTCTGCTGCTTCCCATTTTGCATGGTTTACTGCATATTTCATTACTTCAGTAACATATTTCTTAGTTCTTGTTTTTTGTATTTTTGGTTCCTTTACTTCTTTAGCAGGTTTGACTTCAATTACCTTTTCAAGTATTTTTCCTTTTGCATCTTTATATTTAATATAAAAATCTGGAAAATATCTATGTGATTTATTATCAATTGGTGATCTGTATGGTATTATTATTTCTTCTGATGACCAAGTTATGATACTTTTATTTGCATCACAATAATTCATGAATTTTAGCTCCCAAAGAGATCTGTAAGTGATGTCACTTGAATTACCTTTGTACTTTTTACGGTTCTTTGGTCTAAACTTTCCTTTATATGACATACATAGTATATAACTAAGCATCTTATATTTAGAAGGTATGGCATCAGATACCATAGTCTCTAGGAGATATTATCTACCAACTAGCGAATTATACGAAACTGGATCGAAGTTTGGTAGTAATGTACCTGCTTTTAATAATATTTACGATGTCTTTATAAATTTTTCTGCAAGTGGTCAACTGGGCAGTTTTATTGAGAAGCAAAATAAACACTATACAAACAAATCAGTAGGATCTAGTCTTGCTTTGTATTGTTCTGAGGCAGTTTTACCTGGTTCTAATCTTCAGACATCTTCAGTTGATGGTCTAAGGCAAGGTATGTCTCAACATTATGCTACCTTTAGAAGGTTTCCTGATATTACTCTTACTTGGTATACTCAGCAAAACTATATGACAAATGATATATTTAATTCTTGGATGGAATTTATTTCTCCAATAGACATTGGAGCTCCAATGTCAAGTAAAAGTTCTTTTAGAAAATTGAGATATCCTAGTACTTATAAAATTCCCATGGAGATAACTTCATTCAGTAAGGATGTAAAAGGAAAGCCTGATAGAGTGACAAAACATCCTGGTGTGAGAACACCTAGTAGTATAACTTACTTTATTGAGCAAGCATTTCCTGTTTCTATAGTGGCAGCACCATTAGCATATGGTAAGGCAGAACTAATAAAAACATCAGTTACTTTTAAATACGAAAATTATTCTATTGAACGTACTTCTAGAACTGGTGAGGTTCTTGCCAAATCTAGTATTAATGCAAGTGACATGCGTTCTGCGAATATGGTTGGGAATACACTATAAATAAAGCCACTGAAGTGAATTACTATGCCATTACCTAAGGTCGTAGCACCTACATTTGAATTAAAACTAATTTCTACATCGAAAACAGTAAAATACAGACCATTTCTTGTAAAGGAGGAAAAGGCTCTTTTGATTGCAATGGAGAACGGTAATGATAAAGACATTGCTGCCACAATCAAAGAAGTTCTAAAATCATGTATTTTATCTCGTGGGATAAAAGTTGAAGAGTTACCTAGCTTTGAGTTAGAATATTTGTTTTTGAATATTAGAGGTAAATCTGTTGGTGAAACAGTTGAACTTTTAGCAACTTGTCAAGACGATGGAGAAACTAAAGTTCCATTGAACATAGCATTATCTGATATAAAATTAGATGTGCCTGATGAACATACTGATACTATTGAGTTGGATGGTGGTATTTCTATAAAGATGAAGTATCCATCAATGAAACAATTTTTAGATAGTAACTTTAGTGTTTCTGGAACTGATAAAGATAGAATTAGTGAAGCATTCAAAGCAGTTGCTGACTCTATTGATCAGATATACACTGTAGAAGAATCATGGTCTGCAAGTGATTGTACTAACAAAGAGTTAGTATCATTCATTGAACAATTGAGTTCGGCACAGTTTCAAAAGATTGAAGAATTTTTTGCAACTATGCCTAAGTTACAGTATAAAGGAAAGATTACTAATCCAAAAACAGATGTAGAATCTGAGGTTGTAATTGAGGGTTTAGCAAATTTTTTCGCATAATGTTATATCATACCAGCATTGATGCTATGATGGAAGCAAATTTTGCTTTGATGCAGCATCACAACTGGAGTCTTAGTGATATTGAGTCTATGATACCTTGGGAAAGAGAAGTTTATGTTGGATATCTCGTCAAGTTCTTAGAGAAACAAAAGTTAGAAGCACAACAGGCACAACATGCAAACTCCTGGTAGAGCAGTAGAACCCCAAACTCCTATGGTTCCTTTGGAACGTAGGATGAGCTCTGCCTATGAGAGATTATTGACTAGAGCACAGGAAGGTGCTGTAACAGAAAGACCCCAGATCAGAGGTTTGGGTCGTGTTATTCTTGAGATGGAACAACTCAACAATAACATGAAGTCTATTCAGGATGAGATTAGAAGAGATATAAGAGCAAGACGTAAGTATTTTGAAGCAGAAAAAAAATTACTAAAGAAAGATATTGATAATCAAAGTGGGTTTCAAGCTGCTGCTCTTTTTGATTTACGTAAAGTAATAGGACTAGCATCATTTGGTATTGCAGCAAATGAAATTGCTCAAGGTGATATTGGTGGTGCAGCACAGGGTATAGGATTAGGAACAGCAGCGTTCTTACCAGAGATTGCTAATGGTGTTATGATGATACTAATGGCCAGAGGTCTTATAGGTAAAGGTGGTGGTGGTATGATGGCTGGTGGTGCAGTAAGTGGTGGACTTGGATTGTTGGGAGGTGGAAAAGGTAAAGGCATCTTAGCACTAGCAGCTCTTGGTGGATTATTACTAACAGGGAATGCTTTAGCATCTAATTCGGATAGTAGAAGAAGACAAGATATATCAGAAACTATAAGAGGTGATAGCACTATAAATGCACCTGATGTTGCAAGATTTAGGTCACAACTTACGACAGCAAATTCTATACTGTCCACTGTAAAAGATACTAAGGAAGAGAAACAATCTAGTCAGTTTGGTGGTGGTGCTGATATTCAAGGACAAATAGAAAAAGCTCTTGGAAAACCTAATAAGGGTGCAAAACCTGCAGAAGGTTCTACTATATCTGATTCTCAAACTCAAACACCAGTTGAACCAATATCAACAGTAGTTCCCGATAAATTTAACCTTCAGGATGATCAAGCTACAGCAAATACTGTATCTCCTTGGAATAGTATTTTTGGATCACCTGCTAAAGCTGGAACTTTAGATGAGTTTCTTGCACAAGGTGGTGTATTACCTGAACAAAATACCTCAAATGTTGAGTTGACAGGGGCTTCTAAAGAACTTATTGGAAGTGATAAGACTTTTCTTACAGCAATTAGACAGTTAGCTGCTAAACGAGGGATAAACGAAGCTCAGTTGTTAGGATTGATAGCGTCAGAATCTTCATTTAATCCAACAGCAGTCAACAAAGATACTGGTGCAACAGGTTTGATACAGTTCATGCCTGAGGTTGCAGAGGCTTTAGGTACTTCACAGGAAGAAATATTGAAAATGAGTAGAGCTGAACAAGTAGCACTTATGGATCAGTATTTTGAAATGAATAATTTACCAAATAATCCAACTGCAGGGCAATTAAAGACAAACGTTCTTATGCCATCCTACACTAATCAGGATGATAGTTTTGAGTTGATGACTAGACATAATCAATTTACTGATGGTGAGGCAGGTAATCCAAATACGTTCAAGGTAAATCAGGGTTTAGATTATAATAAAGATGGTTTTGTTACTGTTGGAGAAGCAGGGCAAAGTATAACAAATAAAATGGATGAGTTTGGTATTGGGGATTTGACTAATATGTTATCTAAAAAAGAAAAGAATAAATTAGATCTTGGTAAACGTGCTGGTAAGAACCAGTGGTGGGATTTTTTGGATTTATTTGAAAATCCTAAACAAAAACAAAATTTAGAACAACAACAATCAAATGAAGGTAGTGATACTAAACCAGTTGTTATCAATGAAGGTGGAACAGTCAAAAAATTACCACCTCCACCTCCACCATTACCTGGTACTGCTTCATCCAATGTAAATGTTAGTACAACATTTAGCGGATCTATAGACAAACTTGAGTCTGCATATGCATTAGAAACTTACGCTGCTTTCGGATAAATGAATATAACACCGATAGTCACTAAAACTAAAATAACTTCTAATGCTTTGCTGAGAGATATCAGTAGAAGATCTTCTCTCAATAGAATGTATGAGAGACAGACTTTAGAATTACTGAAGAAGTCTATAGAAGAGAGAAAAAAAACTTATTCTGCTTTATCTAAAAGGGATAAAGAAGGTGGTGGATTATTAGGTAATCTTCTTGGAGGTTCATTACTTCTAAGAAGACTTAGAGGTCGTGGTCCTAAAGGTCCAGGTGGTATCGGACCTGGAAGAATATCACCTAGATCTCCTAGAGGTGGTGGTACAATAGGTGGTGGTGTTGGTAGATTTGGTAGATTTGGTAGGATAGGACCGTTAGCACTATTAGGTACAGGATTAGATTTTGGAGGTAGATTAGGTGGTGGACAAAATTTAGCACAAGCAACTATTGGTGCTGGTGGTGGATTAGCAGGTCTTGTAGCTGGTGGAAAAGTTGGTGCTGCAATTGGGACAGCAATATTACCAGGTGTAGGAACATTTGCTGGTGGATTAATTGGTAGTACTATAGGTGCTATAGCTGGTGGTAATATAGCAGATACTCTTACAGGAGTAAATTCTGATACGAGAAGACGATCAACAATATCAATACTTGATAAAGGAAGAGATAAAACTCAATTTTCAGGTGCATTAGATCAATTTGACGGTACTCTCAAAACTTTAGAGAATGATACTGCTCCAACATTGATGGAGTTTAAAAAATCTGGTGGTAGAACTGCAATAGCAAACACTCCTTTTATGTTACCTAAAGGTGGTATAAATTGGAATGCCGTACTCAATGTAGCATTTATTGTTTGGGATGTTATTGACATCATTGCGATGTTTAAAACTGGTGGAGCATCAAAGATACTGCAGATGCCAGTAAAGAAAAAAATTAGAAATGAACTTGGTCAAAACTTTATTAGAAATATCTTCTTACCAAGAACAGCTACTAGAGTATTATCAAGAGAACTTACACAAGCTGCAGTAGAAAAGGGAGCACAAAAAACTATTAGGAATAATCTTAGTAAGAACCTAATAAGACAAAGAATAATCAGTAATAAAGCGACATCTGAAACCTCTAAAATGACTAAGTTCTTTAGAGATGTGGATGACCAGATATTTTTGAGTAATTTACCTGGTATGTCTAGAATGGGAAATCTAAAAAGACAGGGTGCTAATGAATTATTGCAGACAAGAATTGATGGATTATTGAACGTTATAAGAAAGGATAATATAAGATCAAGGATAGCAAAAAATAGAAATATAAGGAATAAATCTCAAATGGAAAGGTTTTTTAAAGATAATTCTTTTAAGAGATATCAATCTGTCGATGATGTTATGGCAGAAGCAGCAGAAGATTTTGGTGCTCGAAGTTTAGTTGAAAGACAGGGTGGTAGTATAACAAGAGAGTTTAAAGATTCCAAAAGTATCAATCTAGATTTCTCGCAAATGATAAAAGATTATGATATTAATCCTAAGGATTTGAATAAACTTATGAAGAATGACCCAAATCTGAGTATTCTTGAAGCAATCAAGATAGAAATAGGCAGGAAAAGTCCTACAGGACACTTTCGAGGATATAAACCACCGATTAGAAAAAGTAAAGGCACTGGTTCTGTAACAGTAAATACTAATACAATGTCTAATAATTCAGGAGTATTAGGAAAAGCAGAAGGTGGTAGAGTTGAGGCAGGTACACCATACATGGTTGGTGAGCTAGGAAAAGAATTGTTTGTACCTGATGTGAGTGGTGATATTATACCTAATGATAAGTTAGGTCCAGCGATAATTGCTATGACTAAAGATGCAGATACTATTATAGTACCTCAAGGTGGTGGATCTGGTGGTAGTAGTAGAACTACGATTCTAAAGGCAGATCCATACGATATTGTAGCTAAATATGCACAGATGACAGGATTGTTTACGGTATAATGGCAAAGAAGTCTTTATGGACATCGGGGCATACCCTAAAGAGATTTGATATAATACCTGCTGGTGGCGGTGAAGCAACTAACTTGATGGGGCAAATTGCTGGAATAAAATACTATGAAGATATAGTAGATTCAACTATTCATTTTGAGATGTTTTGTTATGATACCTTTGGTTTTTTAAATAAACTTCCTATTAGAAGTGGGATGACAGTGCATCTTGAGGTAGAGCATCCTAGTCAGGAAGATAATTTTATTTGGGATGATAGTACAGAACCATTAGTTATTACAAATATAAGATCCAATACATCAGATACTAAAAGAGAATTATTTGCATTAACTTTAGAGACTAGACATGCTATAACTAATCAGACACAGAGAGTTTGGGAGAAACATACTGGTAAGATATCTGATACTGTATCAAAAATTCTCAAGGATAAGTTGGAAATAGAGGAAAGAGTAGTAGTCCATGAAACTAAAAATAATTATGAGTTTACTGGTAATTATAGAAGACCTCTTTATATGATTACTAAGTTGTGTCCTAAGTCAATTCCAACCACTTCTGATGGAGATAAAAGTACTAAAGGAAGTTCTGGATATTTATTTTTTGAATCACAAGATGGTTATAATTTTCTTAGTATAGATAAAATATTTGATGATGCAGAACCAGATAGTGTTCCAAAATATATTTTACCTTCTGATAAAAGCACATTAGATAAAAATAATAATTTCTATTTTTCATCACCACCTAGGTGGGTAGAAAGTCATGATCTCCTGAAAAAATTGAGAAGTGGGGCATACAAAACAGCAAATACATATTATAATCTAATTTCAAGGAAACCAATTTTTTCTGAATATAGTTTCAAAGAAAGTCTTAGGAAATATTTGAAACTGTCAAATGATGAAGAAAATATTCCTGCCATTTACGCAGACAATTACTCTAGGATAACTCTGGGTATACTTGATCAAGGAACCATGACTCCTAAAGTTAGTGGTGAATCTACAGAGACACCACAAGACCAAGCAAATTTTCAATCGCAAACAAGTGCTAGATATTCTTCTTTGTTTTCACAAATGTTGAATATCAGCGTTCCAATGAATTTGAGTTTGAGAGCAGGTCAAGTGATTTTCTGTGAGTTTCCTAAGCTAAATATTGAGAAGTCTACTAAAAAGGGTGTAAACCCTGCATCTGGACTTTATATGATAGCAAGATTGGCACATGAGTTTGGTGCTGCTGAAGGCGATTATACTGGACTCACACTCGTAAGAGATTCCTTCCAACCTAACGAATAACATGACCACAAAAGTCCCACAACACAACCTTGACCATGAGGTTTATATTGATCCTAAGGATCATAAAGAACATGTAAATCATGGTATGATTGAATATACTGAAAAAGATTTAGAAATGCACAATGATGCTTTCCATGCCCATGATGATTCAGAAGTGGATAAGAATGAAGGTAAGATCAATGACTGGCATACAAGGCACGAGGATAAGCATTTAGAGGTATATTGTGATAATCATCCAGATTCATTGGAATGTAGAGTATATGATGACTAATGCTTGAACAGTCAAATACAAAAATAAACTTTGCAGGTAGAGACGGTTTCAATTGGTTCATTGGACAGGTAACCGCAGATGCTGCCTGGCGTGATAAAAATAATCAAAATTTTCAAAATGGTTTTAGAGCAAAGGTAAGAATACTTGGTGTTCATCCAGCAGAATCTAAAGATGAAGGTGGTATAGATGATGAAGATTTACCTTGGGCTCACTTTTTAGTTTCTCCTCAGTTTGGTGCTGGACACAACTGGGGTGGAACTAGTTTTGCATTGCAAGGTGGAGAAACTGTATGGGGATTTTTTCTGGATGGTGATGAAGGACAACAACCTGTAGTTGTAGGGTGTTTTTATGCTAATACTAGCATAGAGGCAATAAGCACATGGGAGGATGTACTAAAGGATAAAAGTTCTGGTTTCGGTCCTTTTACAGCAGATAAAAGTATAGAGGTAGGTAAACATATTACACCAACACATGATGGAAGACCTGCGGAGAGTGGCACTGTACCTGATAGTAATAGTAAGGTTATAGAAAGTAAAGTAGTTGGTAAAGATGGTCTAAAGACAGAAAACCAGACTACGGAGGAATATTTAACTAAGGTAAGAGGAAGTGTAGAGAAACATGATACATTAGATACAATAAACAAACATTATGATAATAAGGTATATAAGACAAAGGTAGCTCAGAAGTGTATTGCACCAGCAGGTGCGATGGGAGAAGTAACAAAAGCACTTCAAAGTTTTACTGATGTAATGAGTGGACTTGAAAAGTTTGAAGATGGGTATATCGATCCAGTTATCAATAAGATTGTTGATGTAGATCTACTTGTTGAGAAGGCTGCTAATAAAATTGCTGGTGGGTTTTCTGCAACTATAAGATCTGCTAGACAAGAATTATTCAAAGAGATTGAGGATAAAGTAAATGGATCAATTAATTTTCTAGATCCATCACACCTTATAAAAAATTTAGAGGTAAAGAAAGAGCAAGATTCAATATACTGTTTGATTGAAAATGTAATAAATGGGTTGAAGAATTTTGTTGGTGACTTTCTGAAGGGAATGCTAGGAAATCTTTTACAATTTCCTCTTTGTGCAGCAGAACAATTTCTTGGTGGTTTAATATCAGGTATTAAGGATAAGATTCAAGGGTTGATTGGTCCTGCAATTAGTGCTATTTCTTCTATTGGTAATATTTCTCTTCCTTCTTTTGGTGGGATGATGGATAAAGCATTGGGTATTGCTCAAGTAGGTCTTGCATTATTATCTTGTGAGGGTAATGAGTGTGAACCAGAACCTATGGATTGGATTACTAATGTTGGTGCTGATCCTAAGATAAAGTTAGATATTGGTAGAATGAAGGGTCTTGCTAGTGGATTAAGTGCTCTTGGTGGATTGAAAGATGCTATAAAAGATCCCATGGGTGCTCTTGGTGGTATGTTCCCTGGTATTGGTAAGATTACTGGAGCAATTAGTTCAGTAAAAGGGATTGTAGGTAGTGTTTCTACATTGAAGAGTGGTCTATCAGGTGGTATAAGTGGCGGTATGTCTGGTTTGGTTGGTGGTTGTGATCCATTTACTAAAAATTGTGGATCACCTAAACTTTCAATCTTTGGTGGTGGGGGTGCAGGTGCTGCTGGTAAAGCAGTTATAAACTCTATAGGTGAAGTTGTTGGTGTAAGTATGGATAGTCTTGGTTCTGGTTTTACTTCTAAACCTTTTGTTACTATAACTGATAATTGTGATAATGGTAAAGGTGCTACTGCAACTGTTGATATTGATCTAGATGAAAATTCTCCTAATTTTGGACAGGTAAAGGATGTTATTATAACAAATACTGGTGGCGGATACGTAGGACCAGGTGTTATTGATACTATAATAGATCCTGACACTGGTGAAGAAGTGGAAACACCTACTGGTACAACAACTTTACCAGATGGAACTGTTGTTCCAACAAGTAGTGGTGATGGTGAGGATGTCATAGGTGAAGTTACTGGTATTCAAGTTGTCAACACTGGTACAGGATATAAAGATGGTGATACAATTATTACATCTAATGGTAGTGTTATAATTCCTAAATTAGATAGTAAGGGTAGAATTGTAGGAGCAGAAAATGTACAGGTTGATCTGGGACTAACATCTATACCAAAATTAAGTATTAATACAGATACTGGTTTTGGTGCTATAATAAGACCTATTACTAAGTTTACTAAGAAGGAGGATTATAAGGATCCTATTGTACCTGAAGCTAAACTTATTAGAGTTATTGATTGTCCACGAGGTTTCTAAATGGCAAATATACCACCAATAATTATCAATCACCCTGAGGATGGTGTATTCTATATTGGTAGAGAAAGGGATGAGAATGTAAGAAGACCTAGAGATATAGGTATCATGGGATCATCTAGTGCATCCATGCGTTTGTTCCACGATGGTGGATTTGAATTAAGATCTAGTGATGATGCTACTGCAGAACAAGGATCAAGTATCTTACAGGTGTGTGATGGAGCACCATTGATTATAAAATCTCATGGTGATATACTCATTGAGTGTGATGGTAGGTTTTCAGTAGAAGCAAATGATATTAGAATGTCAGCAAATAATGCTGATGAAGGAGACATCACACTCAAAGCAAAGCATGATGTCAATATAGATGCAGATAATCGTATCATTGCTCAGTCGGAAAATGTTGTAATTAGTGGAACGGCAAAAATTCTTTCTTTTTCTGCAGGGTGGAATATGATGGTAGGAAATGTTATTCGTATTCACGAACCAACATCTCAACTGATACCACCTGTATTGGGTGATTATCTAAATGAACAAACTAAAACACTGAAAAAGTAATGGCTGGATTTAGAGACATAGAATCTGGTAAGATCTACATTGGAGTAGAAGAACCAGCAAAATTAGATCAGGCAGTAGAAACCTTGAATGGTGATAAGCCTTATGATGGTACTCTTGTTGCTACTGGACCTACATTTTTAGGTGCTCATAAAGGTGGATTTGCAAAGGGAACTTTGAATGTTGGAACTGCACTTGGAGAGTGGAGTCCTGGTGTTAGTGGTAGGGCAGTTCAAGTAGAAGGTGATGTTGAAGTAATTGGTGAAGAAGCAACAAATGCAGTTTATATTGATGGTGATGTATATGTTACTGGTGCTGTAGACTGTTTATCTAAAGGTAGATTAGAATCAAGACATGTAGAAGCAGATGGTAGACCAAAACCATTTGATATGGTTCATCCATCTAAAGGTAAAGGTAGCAGACTAAGGTATGCCTGTATTGAGGGACCAGAGGTTGCTGTATATTATAGGGGAAGACTGAAGGATAGTAATATTATAGAACTACCTTCTCATTGGAAGGATCTCGTACATGCTGATAGTATTACGGTACAGATACAGAATATTGGAGTACCACAGATGATAACTGTTGAGAGTTTTGATAATGAAAAGATAGTTTTAGAATCTAATACTATACCTGAGACTCCTATTGATTGTTTTTACCATGTGTATGGTGAGCGTAAAGATGTCAATCACTTAGTTGTAGAGTATAAAGGAGATACTTGGGAAGACTATCCAGATCCAGACTATGATGATCCACAATATAAGACAGGAGTTAATACTAAGACTAAGTGAAAAAACTGATTTATATTGAGGATAATTTTTTATCCCCTGAACTCTGTGAACACTTCATCAACCTATCTAAAGCAAATAATAAAGAAATGCCTTATGGTAACTCTACTAGAGGTGGAGATACCTATCTTACTACTGTTGAGTGGAAAAATCATACAGCAGTATATCACGGTGGGAATGTAGATCCTACTGTTATCCCACCAGAAGATGAGGTAGTTATGAGAGTAACTGATCTCTGTAAGTCTTTTGATAATACATCAAACTTAGACTATGTTGGTGTTATAAGATGGCCAGTTGGTACATTTATGAAACCTCATGTGGATGATAATAATAAGCATAACCCAGATGTATTTGCAGCAATGTTATATCTAAACGATGATTACATTGGTGGGCATACTTGTTTTGAGTTTATGGAAGTAAAACCTGAAAAGGGTAAACTTATAGTATTTTCAAATGCAGAATATTTGCATTATGTTTCTCAAGTTCAAGAGTCAGAAAGATTTGTATTGTCATTCTGGTATAATCATGCTATACTAGATGAAAATTCATAAGATTATGGAAGTACGTGGTACAGTTAGTGTTGATGGGATTATTGATTTGCCAGAGACTTGGAGAGGACATATTGAACCAGAAACTATTCACGTTCAACTTACTCCAATTGGAGTATTTCAAGAATTATTTGTAAATAGTATTCAGTATGGTGCAAGAGTCATCATTCGTAATGCTGCTGGTGGACCTATCAAAGCATACTATGAAGTGACTGCTGACAGTAAATCACTTCCTGTTGTGGATGATACCCCTTGCGATATCTGAGCATCTGTGCTATACTGAATTGTAAACTAAAAAAATCATGACTGAAAAACTCGACCTTGAAGAATTCGTAGATGAAATTCGAGTGACTCTAGCTGCTAGAAAGTTTGAGATTTATGGATCTCATGGTTCTTGTCAAACAGTTGTATGTGATACACCAGATGAGTTTATGTCAGTATTACAAGTTGTAAGGAGTGCAGACGGTATAGATGAAGAACTAGATATAGTATACGTATAACTTCGACTTCAACCTAAAATGACCGAGGAGAAGATCAGAGAGATACTTCCTCATTTGTGCTACACTAAAGAGGAAGTTGACTTGCTGATCCAAGCTGCCGTAGACGAGGCAAGACGCATAGATGAAGAGTCTATGCGTAAGCATAATAGAGAAGCAACTATCATTA